CCCAGTTGCTCTTGCCGCATCCCATGCATTAAACAGCGATTGAAGTGCTAACCATTCCTGTTTAGACACATAAGCTGATACAGACCAGATCTTTCTTTGTTTCCTTGCAGGACCCGTCGCGTAACCCAATCCTAGTTGCGTGAATTCAAGACTTGCTTGGCCAAGAACGGACAAAGGAAGTTGGTCGTCAGCAAAATGCGAAAAATCTACAGACTGTCCGCCGTAGGAAACGCGAATATAAGGGATCTGGCGCTTCGACCAGATTGATGGTAACGTCACAGTAGACCTCTCCTTCTATTGCGTAACCGATTCACATTTGCCATTATCCTGGAAGCATCCATAACAGGAGACTGGCTTTGAATCGTTACATTGTTAGTGATGCGCTGATTAGTACCAGATCCTGTCATCATAGAACCAATCTGCTTGACTAGGTTGCCAGAATCAAGGTTCGCATTTACTCTGTTTACTGAAGGATTAATAGAAGCCGATTTATTCGTTGAATTAATCTGAGCAGAAGCCATGCTTTGCTTGAACTGATCAACTAAATGAGATGGAATCACAGTGCCACTCGTGGTTGGAGTCCACTTGATATTTCTTCCTGCAGGTAACATCTTAAAATTGCTAAACTTATCAAGGAAACCCTCTCTACCTCCTCCATCGTTAACCGTATAAGTTTGTCCAGAAGCAACCGGACCACCCATCCATCTGGCTGGCGCTGAATTCGGGTTACCAAGATTAAGGGTAGGTGACTTTCTTGGCTTGAATAAAAAGTCAAGAGCACTAGCAGCTTCTTTTACTTTGCTGATAAATTTTGACCACGGATCAGGAGCGGTGAAGATCTCAATTCCAGCCCTGATATCCTTAAACAATTGAGGCTCGAAGGATTGCTTGAGGAAATCACCGGACTTTGTGATTGCCTCTTCAACGCCGCTAATCTCTTCTTTTCCTTTCTCTAGATCTGAAGTATCAAGGCTTGGCTTGATCACAGAATTATCCAAGCGTTTAATAATTTCTTCGATCTTAGAAACTGAACTGTCAAGTGCTTTAATTATAGCGTCATTAACCTGTTGCTGCTTTTGCGCTCTTTGATCTGCGCTGTCAGTGATAACTCTTGTTGCAGCAACATAGTAATCAGCCCCATTTTGCGCGGCAGCCTGAGCAATACCAGCGCTTTCCTGATATTTAACTGTCAGACCTTCTACGGCATTGCCCACATTCTCCCATTCCGACACCGTTGGGGCAATCGTATTAGTGAAAAGTGCAGGAAGACCAAGTAGCTCTCTCTTCCTGTTAACCTCAGCCTTATAACCACGCTCCTGCAATCCAGCGATCCTACCCTGTAAGTCAAAGGCTGCGCTTAATGCCGGAATTTGTCTTTCAATAGCGTTGGCAGACTGCTCAGCCAGTAACGCTCCCTGGGCATCACCTTCTGACCTTAGCTTCGCAGCCAAAAGTCGCTGCTCTGCCGCAACTCTTCTTAGTGTAGAGATCTGAATTATTTTTTCTGTTTGAATTTTAATTGCTTCAAGTCTAAATTCCAATGCGCCGAGTCTTTGTCTTACATTGGCTGCGCGACGCAAGGCTCCTTCATCAAAGCTGACAGAAAATTCAAGGGCGGCGGATTTTGTTATTCCTTCCTGTATCGCACTTACTGCGTTTGTAATAGTAGAACCTATCTGACTACTAATATTTGCTGACTGGTCGCGTACCGTATCGTAAATACCAGCAATGCCAGAGACTTTTTGGATCTCCTCGTCTAATTGTTTTAAATTTGCCTCTTTCAGTGCAATTCCTTGTTCTGCAAGCTTATTCTTTAATTCCTGAATAGTTTTTATCTTACCTTCCAGCTCTTCTTCAAGCTTATTCTTTTCAATAATTGATAGTTTTTGCTTGCCTCTGTCTTCTAGTACTTTCAATGCAGACATCTCATCTTTTAGTCTTGATGCGGTAGCCAAAGCTTCATCTTCTGCGAGTCTTCTATTTAGCTCTCCTTCTGTTATTAAACCTTTAATATATTGAGACTGGAACTGGATAGCCCGTTGCCCCTTCTGCTCCTCTAGCTTCTTTTTGCGTTGATCAAGCCACTTGTTCGTTGCCTGCAATTGCTCTGCAAATTTGCCATCAGCTTTAGTAGCATCTTCAACCGTTGCATTGCTAATATCGACTCTTCTTGCCAGGATAGAGTACAAGGCGGCTTGCTCTTTTAGTCTCTCTCTCTTTTCTTTTAACGACTTGACTGTTCCATCATTCTCCCCTCTCTCTGCTTCGAGCTTCTGGATGTAGCCATCCATGGCTCCGATTTGCTCATTCAAAGAGTCCCTTGTTGTTGTGATTGCCGTTGACGCCTTCGAGGCGCGACCAGCAAAGAACGTAATCTTTGAGCCGGTTTCATCAAACTTCAGACCAGATTCAATTAGCGTTTTATTTACACTTCTAATTACTTTCTCTGTGTTTTTAACTTGTCCTTCAAACGCATTATTAATTGCAATGTTATTAAGCAGTGGGATAATTCCCAGTAGGTCAAGGAATATAAACTTAAGAGTCTTGCCAAGGCCTGACCAAAAGCCATTATTTTGCTTGACGATAAAGCCTTGCTCTTTGAGTCTGGCATTTAATTCTTCATTCTTCTTCCCAATGAGATTGTTTGCATCCGAATAAGCTTTGAAAGTATTTATAAGAATTTCCAGTACTGCCGCTACGGCCGCAATAGCAAGAGTAAGCTTCACAAAAGCCCCTACGATCTTTGCTACTCCGGCAAATTTCGAAAGCAGGCCAGAGATGCCTTGCAGGACTTTGCCTAGGCCAGAAACCCCTCTGCTCGCCTTGACTGCACTACCTGCAACGTCGCCAGTCACCTTTGCTGCTTTGCCACCAGTTAATGCTGTAACGCCAAGCTGGACCCCCGTGCTAACAAGGCCCTCCACTAAACCATTGGTGGCAGCACTGGCAGTCTGAGCAGATGCTCCAAGTTCCCTCCAACTGCTACTTGTCACTTTCGATCCCGCAGCTCCTTTCCCAATCGCATTCTGTAATCTGCTAAATTTTGTAGCAAACACAGTAAACGATCCACCGCTGGCTGCGGCAGCTCTCGTCAGTGCAGCTAACGTACCCTGGAATTGCTTACCGGCTACACCTGCAGTAGTAAAAGAACCAACAAGTAATCCCAGTGTTTGCTTTACTTTTAACCCGAAACCTACAAAGTTAAGGGTTAGGATTGACTTTGCAATCGAACCAAACCCAAGCAGCGCTGCTCCTGCAGCACCCCAAGAGGAAACAAATTGCCCACCCGCCAAGGCGGCAGTAAGTGCCAACGACTTCGTAAGAAGGGTGATGCTTAGTCTTACTGTAATTAGGACACCAGCAAAATAAACCAAAGCCCTGGTAATAGTGCCTAGTCCAAATACATTTTGCTGCAATAAAAGTAGTAAATTTGCAAATGGAGTGAGAATCTGCCCTAAGACTGCAATAGCAGAAAAGACAGTCTTTATGAATGATTCTACTCCAAGCAGCGCTTCGTTAAACGAGGTGGCAAGTAATTGACCAAATCGACTCTGAGCAATTGTAACTGCAAACTTCTGTATTGCTAATGTAATTCTAAGAATCGCCCTGATCGCCGGTTCAACGGCAGTACCAATCGCCTCTAAAGCCTTTGTGTTAATTGTTGATATTGTATTCTGTAATTGCTGAATCGTTAGATTGCCAGTAGAGACTTTTGCGGCGAGTGCATCAACTCCATTTTGCATGGAATTGAAACCTTTAACAAACTCGGTAGAGGTAACGTTTCCTTGTTTTGTTAATTCAGATAATTGTTCAACCGTAATTCCAAGCGCTTCTGCGAATTGCGTGCGGAACGCACCATCAACTTCAGAAATCTGTTGATTAAGTTCTTCTGCCTGTAGCTTACCCTTGGACAACACCTGGGCAAATGCTTCCACTAAGCGCCCTGATTGGTCCGCAGATAAGCCAAGTACCTGTGTCCTTGCCGCTAAGTTTTCAATGAACTTAGAAGAGTCCTCTGAGCTGATCCCGGCACCTTGCAGTGCTGGAATCATTCGTCTATAAGCTTGCTCGATTTGGGTGACTGGAGCGCCAAGTCTTAACGCTGTATCCGTAGCTTCCTGGAAGAACGCATTGGCTTCGCCTAAGGAGAATCCTACGTTTTGAATGGCTAATCTAAAGTTCTCAATCTGCTTTACTCTGCCTGTGAATTGATTGATCAGGCCATTTACCTGACCAGCAAAAGCGGAAATGGCAGTAAAGCCAGCCTGAATCGTAGCGATCTGGTTTAATGATGTAATAAAACGCTGAAACGTTGGAATAGTTTGAGCAAGTTGCCTGTTAATCTGATTGATCTCATAGGAATATTGCTGTTGACGCCGACTGCCGATTGCATACTGACTACTGAGTTGAGCTAGTTCGTTCTTTCTTGCTTTTAAATCAGCAATACTGCCTTTCTCTATACCCTGAGCTCTTCTTAATGATTCATTTGATTCAAGTAGCTTCTGGTTGAATAGATCCCTGGCCTTGCCAGCGAGGGCAGTATTGTTGCCATATGCAAGTAAGTCAGAAATCTCCGACTTCAGCGCGGCAGCACTGCCCGCTTGAATACCCTGCCTTCTTTGTAATACAGTATTTAATTTATCTACTCGCCGTTGTTGCCTTTCGTAGGCCTCTGTATTTTGATTTAAAGAATTAAGAACCTGCTTCGCCTGGGCTAGGCGCTGTCTTGTCGCGGTTAAAGATTTCTGTTCAGTAGCGGTATTCTTTGCTAATTGCTTCCTGAAGTCTTCTTCGCCAGCAATTAAGGAACGCTGATCTGACCTAATATCTTTAATTGTAGCCTTTCCCCTGTTTTTAACAGTGTACTCGACTTCAACTGGTAGACCTTTGCCAGTATCTCGTTTAAATCTTGCAAGAACCTTGGCTTGGGCTTCAATATTATCACCGGCCTCTGCCATCGCCTTTTTGAAGGCGGCGATGTCAGCAACATTAAGCCTGATAATTTCTGCCATGCCAAGGTAGCAACCCGAATTAGGCTGCCAAGAAAAAAGCCCCTAAAGAGGGGCTGGAATTAAGTTTTGAGCTAATATCAGGCGTTGGCGTCGATATCGAGCTTGTACGGGCCGTAGCCGTTCAAGGTAGCGCTCCAGGACACAATCGAACCAGCCTCGATCGACTCGCTGTAACCTTCCAGAGTGCCATAACCGTATACAGTCTCATCAGTGCCGGTGGGGCCCACACGGACGAACTTCACGCGAAGGCTGTTAGCCACGGTGTTCTGCTCGGTCAGGCGCAGGATTTGATAACCAGCATCCTTGAAGTCAGCCACACCCTCAAGGCTCACACTCCAAGACTTGGAGGTTGCCACGGCAGTATTGAAGCCCTTGGTCTCGTCGTCGTAGGTGATGACGTCTTCCGAGTTGGTATCGGTCTCCAGAGCAGCATTGGTCAGGCCATACAGACGCACCGGCTTGTCAGTGCCGTCCATGTCGAACACGGTGCTTTCAACGGTGAAAATACCGTTGCTGAAGCTGATTGTCGAGTTAGGAGCGACAACATTCAGACGATCGCCTGCAGTTGTGGTGTCTGTCTTGATGAAAGAGGTCGTAGCAGAGGTGCCAGTACCGGAAGTGACGCCAGTAAAAGCAACGTCAATCTCGCTGGAAGCCAGGGGCACGATATAGATGTCGTAGCCAAAAGCTGCGGAGTAATTGGCCATAGGTGAAGCGCCAAATTGCGCGGAAAAGAGTGCAAATTCGGGGTTTCACCCCTCTTTATTAGTGTGCCAAATACGGAAGACTACTTAATTTCGTTTACAATAAAATTGGTGAATTTGATGGTATCGTTACAACTGTCTGGACTTTAGCATTAAGACCTTCAGAAGTCTTTACTGTCTCGAAGGAACTGGCCCCGCTAAATATCTGAATAATTCTTGTAACTGCATCATCGACATCTGAGCCGGTCGCAGGCTCCCACGCTATGACAAATAATCTCCAGACCTTAATTAGATCAGCATCTCCTACAACATAATTTTTTCTTGTGATATTAGGAACATCCAAAATGACACACTCAACTCCCCCGACATCAGAGACGTAAGGAATTCTTTCTCCAGGTGTTACGATTGAAATTGCAGAGAACGTAGAAGCATCTGGGAAGGTATAGGTGCCTAGATAAGACGCAAAAGTTGTGTCCGCAACAAGCGTATCATGTATGATCTGTGCGCTGGTGGGGAAATTCTGCATTGGACACTTTTCCTCGAATTAGGTTGCCTTAATTGCGGAATTATAAGGAAGCGACAGGACTTTTATGAGATTAGGCTTCTTTGTCTCATTCCTGAAAGCGTTCCAATAATGCTTGTTCAGGCTAAGAAAACGCCCTTTAAGCGGGCGAGAGATTACCTTTATAACCTTGAGGCCATGACGAGCAAAGAAGCAAAACGGCTATGGAGACAATCAATTCGCAAGGCATGGGATGACAAATGCGCTTACTGTGGCCAGCCTCCAATTGATGAAAAAAGCTTAACGCTTGATCACGTTAAGCCTAAAAGTAAAGGGGGCGAAGACCTAACGGCAAATTGTGTTCCCGCATGCCGTGAATGCAACCACTCTAAAGGAAGCATGGAATGGAAAGAGTGGTTTAGCACGCAAGACTTTTATTCAGAAGCTGCAGAGTCTCGAATTATTAAATGGCTAAATTCAGACTTAAACAATATACTAGATGACGTCTAATTCAACATTTTCCTGGGCATAGTATTTGCCAGATCCTCTGATGAAACGCGCTTTTATGACCCTACCACAAGGAGAGCGGAGTTCTCGCACTTCTCCATAAGCTGTTTCCATGCAAACAATCATTCCTTTTACCTTGTCGTCGTATTCCATCGGCGCAAGAATCATCGCGTCTTGTCCAATAAAAGCCAACAGTTTCGGTGGCGGGCCGTCAGCGGCGGTTCTAAGATCTTTATAGATAAACAGAGCCCAGTTCGGGAACTGCTTCATATCAATCAATGCCAATGCGGCAGCACCATAAACGCTGGAAGGTATATTCATGTCCTCTCTTGATTCGTAGAGGAAGAAGTCTGACATCTCGTATGGTTCGCGCTTCTTCTTGCTATCTCTGTTGACATTCGCTAAAACAGAGCATAGCAAAGACACAGGGGCTTCCGCCTCGTGAAGCCTCCTGAAATGCATCTTTTTTAGTTTTATTAAGGACTCTATGACGTAAGAGTAAGGTAATTCAGCGAACTTATTAAATTCAAATTCGCTGTTACCAGGAGATATGGATTTTAGTTCCCAGAAGATTTCTTCGAAATCGATGGGCTGTCCCCACTCTCCTCTTTCGACTTTCCCATGATTTCAGAAATAGCCTCTTCACTTACGGCTAAACCTTCTTCTTGAGGGTCGGTATTGCGAGACTCTTCAAGGTCATAGAACTTGGCGAACTCCTCAATCATCAAAGGGTCAAGGGTAAGCGTATCTTCTACGCTCCAATCTCTATCGATTCTGGATTGGATCAGAATAGTCGCCGCTGCAAGGCCTCTTTTCTGCATTGCATCGGTCATCTCGGAAAGGATCGATGCAATCTCATCGGCATATTCAGCTCTAATGGTAGAAGTATGCTCATCTTCTTCACCATGACCCATTGCTGCGACAATTGACGAATAGGCGGTTTCTACCTTGATTTTAAGCTTAGAGCTTACTTTATTGGCCAATGAGATAATAAGTGTGACTCCATCGGAGCCTTGCATGATACTTTCTACAAAACTCTTTTCGCTTACCGTTAGGTAGCCACGTCTCTCGATATCGATAAAACCGACCTCTTCGTTTCCAATCCGGTAAGGAGCGAAGCTTTTCTTGGGCTGGATAACAAAGGGAAGAGTCTTCATGTGCCGTCCAAAGCGCATTAGGGTGCCAATGCAATTATAACTTTAATCCAATATTTCTCTCAAGCGCACTAAAGAATATCGAATTGAAAGTTTTTTGGAAGTTGAATTGCGGCACTGGCCCATTGCCGTAAATGACCGCTTCAACCCACGGTCTAGCCGGATAGATTATATCTACATTTTGATTGAGGGGTGATTTTATGACGCCACCAAAATGTACGATCTCTGCGTAATCAGTATTATACGATACAACAATAGTATTATCTGATGGATCGTATTCACATCTACCGCTTTCTTGAAGCTTTTTAGTGTCGATAATGTCCCTTGAATCACCATACCACTGCCAGACTGGTGACTCCATTGCCCGATCAAGTTCCGCCATTAAATCATTACACAAAACTTTCATCGTAAAATAGAAAGCCTTTGTGGCTTCTGCGGGAAAAGCATCGATAAGTTCTAGGGCGCCCTCAAACTCCTCCATATCTACGTCAGCCTTGACTGTGTAGCTTGTTCTTATCTTCTTGTCTCTTGTTACATCAAGAAACGCATCAAAATTTTTGTTTAACTTTCGAAATGCTTTTTTGGTATTTGAAGAAAGGAAAGAAGCCACTAAAGAACCTCAGCTCCAGTTATTTGCAATTGAAGTCCAATCTCTGGGTAGATCAACTCATCGATTCCACCGCCACCAAAGATTCCAGTCGATCTTTGGATGGTGCCTGTCATCACGGGTTCATTTCCAAATTTAAACAACACTCTCGACTCTGGCGTTAAATAATCTTGATTCTCGTCGATATCAACCTTGGTTAAACCCGTCAAATCACCTAACCAGTCCGTTTCGGCGTCAAGTATTATTTTTTGTAAGGCGTAACCCCTGTAGTAAAAAGAATCACCGGAAACGCCTGGAAGCATTTCACCATTCAATTCAGTAGGCAGTGGAATTTTTCTAGATCCAGATGAGACGCCAGTATACTGAACACGCTTGAGATAGCAAATCAATAAGTAAGAAGTTAGATCTGTTGTAACAAATCGACCGTTTACTTTCTCTGTCGTACCATTACCCTCTATCTTAATTCTGGCATTAGCATACTCTAATAAAGGACTTGCCATGCCACAGAAAAACCCTAGACTAGACTGCCTATATGGGACTGTTACCCATGAGTGAAACCTTCCTTGTCTCTGACACGCATTTTGGCCACGGCAACATCTGTCGGTTTAAGCGTGATGACGGCACGGATCTCAGACCATGGGACGATGTCTTCGAGATGGAGGAGGCAATTATCGAGCGCTGGAACAGCGTCGTAGGCCCTTCTGATAAGGTTTACCACCTAGGTGATGTAGCGATCCCCAGAAGGGGCTTGCAGGTCCTGGAAAGGCTTAATGGGAACAAGGTTTTAATTCGTGGCAACCATGATATTTTCAAATTAAACGATTACACTGCTTACTTTCGCGATATTCGAGGGTGTCATTATTTAGATCGCTGTATTTTAACTCACATACCTGTCCATCCTGTTAACTTAACCCGTTACGCGGCCAACATTCATGGTCACTTGCACTACAGAGTTGTTCCAGACGATAAGACTGGATTGCCGGATCTGAGGTATTATAACGTTTGCGTTGAACATATTAATTATACTCCAGTCTCGTGGAATGTTGTCCGCCAGACACTGAAGGATCTTGGTATAATGTAGTCGATAGAGCTGAAGCCACTGGGTCGTTACGCCTGGTTAGCCAGCCCGATTGTCGGTGCATACCCACGCTTCAGCCATCTATCCCAAATCAAGTCCTCTAATACTTGGTTTGTGTGCTAAGTCCCACCTTGGTGGGCCAGGGGGATTGATCACCTCCTGCCCCTCAAAACGAGGGGATTCGGCGCTTTAGTGTAGGAACACGTTAGGCAGATAGCCTAGAATGCTGGGTTCGATTCCCAGAAGCGCCCTAAAAAGAAAGCCCCGTTTCCGGGGCCTTGATCACAGATTAAGCAGCCAGCGGCGATAAAGAAGCTCTTGGCGGCGTTTTTGGGCCTGTAGTGCCCGTTGGATCATCACAAGTTCACTCATTGGCTTTAATCCCGTGAGTTGACTTGTAATCATGCCCTCTGTAGATCAGAGCGCCGCCCACTTGAGCACGAACCATATCCAGCCATGCCAGATAGTCCTGCTTTGGCACCTGAGTGTCATATTTGACACCGCGATAGGTGGCGATCGTCATGATGAAGTCCTCCGCTTCGTAGTGAATGATACACCAGAAAGCGCGTTCCTTCAGTCGGCTATCAGGATTCTCAATAAAATGGGTTTATTGAGAATACGAGTAAAAGTCGGCTTACTTCCGTTCGCTATTCGGAAATAGCGAATGAACGTGCCTTATTTTTCCAGGAAGCCCTCTTCAAAAGTGTGCCCTGCTAATACTTTTTTGGCTTCCGACATGATAACCCGAGTAAAATCCTCTTCGGTCCAGTCGTTGAAAACGCATTCAATCGGATCATCGGGATTCCAGGCAATCTCAAAGCCGTAGTCCGTTTCAGTTACCTGCATTGCTCTTCCTGCAATCAAGAAAGAATTCCTGGTGGTTATAGCTTCTTTCATTTCGCCAGGCCACCACATCACAACCCTTGTAGGTGTCAACTACCCCGAAACGGGGTGGTTCCACCCCTTCTTGGGGTGACTCAAGCAACGTCGAACCAATGAAATAGAGAGAACCCAAAGCAAAACCCGTCAACAACCCCCAGTAATACGTACCTCTCATGATGCGTTGATGTGCAATTCTTGCTTGTAAACAAAGCCTCCAAACGAGTTCTCCATGATCATCCTGAGGACGTTCTCGGAAACCAAGTGGCCATACTCCTCGACGAAGCGTTGTTGGGTGATTTTCTCGATTCCGGCAGCGTAATACCGGCCAACCCAACCCTTGAAGTCCTTCAAGGAGTACTCTTCATCCCTTTTGTCGTAGCATTTTGCTACATAAAGCCAGATCGTCCGACCTTCGCCTGTAGCAAAGTAGTCAATTACATAGAAGACCATCAGCCCAGCTCCCAAATCCGAGAAATTAGCTCCATATCCATGCCGAAACGACCCACCCAGCAAAGAATGTTCAGAAATCTGCCGCCACCTAGAGACACTTGAAAGTAGGGAGATCCTGCCTCGTCGTTAAAATTGAAAGCTACCTGGAACAAGCACCACCGCCGACAGCGAAATAGTATAAAATGATACTCTTGGCCAAAATCGTTTTCGTGCCTGAATTCAAAAAGCTTCACCACGGTTAATACGGCGGTACTCAAGCAGCTTACCGTCTCTGAAGTGCAATTTCAACCTTGGCCAGTTCTCCCATTCTCCGTCCCAGGATTCAGGGTAAATTTCAACATACGCTGTAATATGAAAAGGTTGAACCTTCCCATGGGCACCAGTTGGGACCCATCGATAGTTCAAAAACTTCATACTTTCTTTATATTCTGGATCGCCTTCTTCTATAATTTCAAATGTATGAGTGTTTCTGTAGGACATCACATAAAGGTGGCCTGCAGGAGATAGCCAATATTGACTCATCGTCCCACCAATGCCGGCTTCCATGTCTTTTGTCTGACATTGGACGTTAGTAAATTCCTCTCCAAGATCGTAGGAAGAGTGAAAATTGTCAAACATGCCCACGGATCACTCCTCCTCAGTCACGTCGCTTAAATCCCCCAGAAGGCCTTTAACGCTCTCGAATGGCACCAAGTCTACTTCGCCTGCATCAATGCGCCTTATAAGCTCTTGCAGCTCCTCTAGAAAGGCTTTTGGATACACATTGTCCTCGCCAAGAAGCTGCCAGAACCAACCGACACATTCCTCAAAAGGATCATCATCACTCAACAATGCGTAACCAGTACAATTGTCCGTCATCAGATCCCTCCACGCAAAAAAGGCAGACCGAATGGTCTGCCAACCTGTTGGGATACAATGTTGCGTCAGGTACTCAAGCCGGTTCATAGCCATCGTTATCCTTACTGATATAGTTTACGTTTTCATGCATCCTTTTACGTTCCTGTTGAATCTTGAATTCTTCAGGAATTTTGTCAATTTCATACTCATTGACAAGTTTATTCATCATCTCCACGTCCCGCATTTCACTGAATGCAAGACTACAAGCGCCTTTCATGATTGAAAACTCGTTGTAACCAATTGCCGCCAGAGCCTTGGAAAACACATCCATCAATTGATGGGTGGACATGTCCGAGGGGTCTACTTCGATTTCAAACTTAAAATCACAATAAGGCTCATCAAGCTCTCTGATTCTGTTGTCTTGGGTGGTGTAGGTAATTTTCAGTTTGTCGTTGGACATTTTCAAGAAAAATGAAAAGGGTTTTCAATGAAAAACCATTTTGTTGAGGTCAACAATATGGTTAAATCGAACTGTCCGGAAAATCCGGAGGGTTCAACTTGCAAGATCCAGTTTCAAGTTCATCGGCAATGGCAAGCAGGTCGTCCACCTCAATCACCAGGGCATAAGATGCTCCACCACACGTTTCCACCTCTTCGCAATGGAGTTTTAGTGCGGCGGTTCGTAATGCAGCGGCAACGGTCTTCCGTAAAGTGAATGAATCTCGGAAGTCGAAGGTGTTGTAGGTAGTGTCGAGCACCGCTTGTGCCGCAGGCGAAAGATTGGTCATTTATCCAACTCCTTGATCAGTTTCTTGAGCGCCTTAAATTCACCCCATGTTAACCTAAAGGATTGCTCGCTATAGCTATTGATGTGAACATCAAAGCCTTCGCAGTTATGCCATAGGGCTACTTCAATGAAGCCGCCAGGCTTGGCGCAATGGTCGAATTGTTGAAGAGGCGTAAATGCGGCTTCAAGTTTGTAGAATTGAATGTCTGCCATAGTGGTAGTTAATCGGACTAATCAGCTCAGCCAAGGTTGATTGAGCCGCTTGACATTTTGATCGAAGCACCGCCGGTCATCTTGATTGAGCCGCCAGGTTTCATTTTGACGCTGACTCCATCGACTTTCTCGGCAACGTGCTCAACTAGCTGGGTCACGTCCTCGTCGTTGTCGGCGGCGTTGATCTCAAGCACGAAAGGGGGAGGGTCTTGCTTCCACGCCTTGCTTCCGTCGATGCGGGCGTACTCTTCGCCGTTGGTGCGAAAGACGAGATCGTTGCCGTAATCTTCTTGGGTCATGGTTTCTAGGGAACTGTGGCCAGGGGTAGGAGTTGCCAGCTCGCTATCCCACAACATTAGGTGAACGAGGACTAGAGGAGAAGGGGCTTTGCTCAAAAACGTGTCTGGCTGACAAAAAATTTGCACACCAGACTCGCGCTGCGCAAATTCAGTATCAGAGACGTGGACTACTGGGCTTCAAGCTCATCGGCAATGGCGAGGAGATCATCGACAGTCACCGCCTGGATCGGGCTGTCATACGCATCAAAGAGAACCTCTCCTTGATTCGCAGTAGCGCGAAGGGCGGCGGCAGCAATCCAGCGAGATTCGTTGAGGCAATCATCTGAGCCATAGGATTGGGCACCATTGGCAGCATCTAGCACTGCCTGCGCGGTGGGTGAAAGTTCAGACATAGAAGTGGAAGCGACTACGAGGGGTGTTGGTTTAGAGTTTTATCCAAGATTTTTCTGAAATCTGCAACACAACAGGCGTGGCAAACGGTTCTACCGTCCTCTAGTTGCCATCCATCAGGCGGACCTTTGTCCTGACCAATAGGACCATCGCAGTCAGCGCAACGCTTAGTCAACCAGAAACGAATGCGGTTGATCAAGATCTGCATTAGAGTTCCTTACTTGTGTAGTCGGGAAGTTGTTCAAGGGCTCGGCGGATCAAGTCGGAATCTCCGCCAGATGTTTCAAACGATGCGGCGTAGGAGTCAAAGTGAATCAGCGCCTGCTTCTTCAAGCTCGGCGGCTTGGAGCGGCGGGCGGCGCGGAGTGCATTGATGTAGTTGGTCGGCGTCTCGTCCGCCATCCATTCACAGCACGCCTTCAGCTCCTGATCTGCGCCCCATTGGGCGGCGCGGGTGGCGACATAAAACTCCCGGCTAAACGGATCAGTTAAGGGGCAATCGCAGGACCACTCTTGCGTTAGCTCAGGCGGCGGAGTAATTGGGTGTTCTTGAGTCATTGTTGAACCTCGTAGTGTGTAGATTTAATTGTCAGCAAGTTTTTTCATGCCTTTATCGTTGTTGGCATAGAGATCTTTAAGTGCAACTAAAGCGTTGGCTTCATTAAAGCTATCTTTAAAGCTTTTCCATCCTTTTTCTAGTTGTTGATCTGCCCAACCCCAGGCGCCATGTTCCATGTCGTCGATCCGAGCAGCGTCAATCTCTTGTTTGATCAGGTGACGCAAGGTATCAATTTGGTCTTCAGTCATTAGCCTCCTCCAGTTCATCGGCAACCGATAATAACAAAAGCGCGTCTTGTTTGCAATACAGTGCCATGGCCCTAAAGGCTGCAGCAATTAGTTCTTCGTCTTCAAAGCCCACAAGTGCAATTGCATCTAAGACACGCTGGGCAGGAGTAGAAAGTTGTTTCATTTTTCCGCCAGATAAGCTACCAGTTCAAGAATCATAAGCAAAACAAAAATAATTGCTAATGAGATCCAAATAGGCGAAAGCACCCAAATCCAAGGCCAATTGATGTGGCCCGTCAGCTTCAAACCGATAAATAAAACGGTCAGAAGCCCTGGAAAACCAATGCCACCGGATGAAGAAGAAGAGGAGTTGCTCATAATACTTTGAAATCAACTCATTTTAACTGATTATTATTCATCCTCCTTTGTCCCTGCATAGTAATTTTCTTGCCTTTTTGCAAGCTGATAGATACTGCTTTAGCCTCTCCTCTTCCTGTTCAATAACTTCCCTTATATCATCGATTAATTCATCAACCATGCCATCATCTACATATTCAAATAACGCTCCTTTAAGTAACTCCTTTTTTCTCTCGTCATTACTGCCGCCGTTGAATTGACTCATGATCATTTTTGATGGTTAAACGACGGGTACATATTAACAATAAAAAAGGGGCCGTCAAGCCCCTTCCCCTTCGTTCCGGCATGATTTTAGCTTTTCTTTGTCTCTTGTCAATCTGATCACGTCTTCTCTTTTGGGTCTCATGTAAATACCAGGCCACGTATCCCGGATAATCTCCTTCAATTTATCATTCATACCTTCTTCTAACATCAAACCTTGACCTCTTGCTTGCAATCTACATTATTCCAGTGCCTAATTGCATTACTGACGATTGCGATATTGGTAATCAGATACGTCAAGAAAATAAAAGTTCTGATAACCGCAACTAAATCTGACTCTTTATCGCATTCAGAAGCTTTCTCTCCTAAAGCCTTGCACCACATCCGCCACATGGTCGATACACGCTGCTAAAAACCCAGTTTACCTCTTGATTGTCAAGTGATTAACTGCCGTCGAAGTAAGGCTAAAACCAACAATGCAAACAAGGGTGAGATAAAGAACAAACTTAACATCCGTGTTTTTGCAGATAAGAACCTAAAGCGTGAAGGATAAGCGGATCATCATCCACTTGACCTAATATCATATTGCACCTTCTACATAATAATTCTCTAACTTTTCCCGTCTTATGATCATGATCTATGCATAATTTCGACCATCTTCCATCACCGGGCTTTTTACATATCGCGCAAACGCCTCCTTGTAATTGAAACATCTTGTTGTGATCTTCAATAGTAATCCCATAATTCCTCATCAAATCCCTATTTTTTGCCCTATTCGGATCTTTCTTGTGACTTTCACTGATACGCTTCTTTGTACACTCCTTACAAACAGAATGCCTGCTCTGAGGTGACCATTTCCCGCCTCTTCTATAAAAATCAAAAATCGATTTCTCAATCTTACAGGTAGAACAAGTCTTTACCCCCTCCGTCTGAACCTTGCGAGACAAACTCGTGCAGCAACTCGTGTAGTTTTCCGTAAAAAAAGGGGGCGGAGCCCCCTTAAATCAACCAATAGTTGGTGTTTTGAGTCCAACTTCTGCTTGATGAGCAATAGCTAAATCAAGTGGGAAGTTGTGAGCATTCATTGAACTGGTATTGCTACCAGGATCGGACTATATCATCACTCTTTCGAGTGTCGGGCGCTAATGGCGTATTACGAATGAAGCGTCATTCACCGCCTAGTCTCTGAACCTTCCTTACACGCTTGTAAGGCTTGGATGCTGATTACCCTCGTGGGGCTTCCAGCAATTCACCCGATTTTAAGAGCGCAATGCGGGACTACGCTCATGCATCACTTCAAAACCAAGATTAGCTCGGTTAAGTATATCAGCCCAAGTATTAACCACCCGACCATTGTTGTCAAGAAGCGATTGGTTGAAGTTAAACCCATTCAGGTTAAATGCCATGGTGCTAACACCAAGAGCAGCAAACCAAATGCCTACAACAGGCCAGGCAGCCAAAAAGAAATGAAGGCTACGGGAATTATTAAAGCTGGCATATTGAAAAATAAGCCTGCCGAAGTAGCCGTGAGCAGCAACAATATTATAAGTCTCTTCTTCTTGACCAAATTTGTAGCCATAGTTCTGACTTACGGTTTCAGTCGTCTCGCGAACGAGTGAAGAAGTGACCAAAGATCCATGCATAGCAGAGAAAAGAGAACCCCCAAATACACCAGCCACCCCAAGCATATGGAAGGGGTGCATGAGGATATTATGCTCCGCCTGAAAAACAAGCATGTAATTAAATGTTCCTGAAATGCCAAGAGGCATACCATCACTGAAGGAACCTTGTCCAAACGGATAGACGAGGAACACTGCAGTAGCTGCAGCAACGGGTGCGAGGTAGGCAACAAAAATCCAAGGACGCATACCCAGTCTGTAGCTAAGTTCCCATTCCCGACCAGCATAAGCAAATACACCAATCAAGAAATGAAATACCACCAACTGATACGGACCACCATTGTAAAGCCACTCATCTAACGAGAGTGCCTCCCAAATCGGATAAAAATGCAAACCAATAGCATTGCTACTGGGTACAACAGCACCACTGATAATATTGTTGCCATAAAGCAACGAACCAGCAACAGGCTCCCGAATACCATCAATGTCAACCGGAGGGGCTGCAACGAAGGCAACAATGAAGCAAATGGTTGCCGCCAGTAAGCAAGGAATCATTAAGACACCAAACCATCCCACATAGAGACGATTCTGGGTACTTGTTACCCATTGACAAAACGATTCCCATTGACTTACCTTTGGCTGACGAGCAAGAGTCGCAGTCATTTGAGGTAGTAAATAGGACAAGTCCTTTAAGGACTAGTACAGTTTACCTCAAATCTTAAAAAAATCTTACATCACTCTTCCTCATCCTCATAAGAACTCGGCTCCTCAAATAACTCCATCATCTTTAAATCATTAACCCTCTCCATTAATCTCTCTAAATCCTCCTCACTCAACTTCTCACTCATTGTTACCCCTGCAAAATCTACATTCACTAATCTCACCATTTAAATATTTCGCATAAACACTGTTCGCTTTACGAAACATCTTACACCCCTTACACCATACATCAATTAACTCCTGCTTCTCAATAAATTCAATAAGCTCATTCAACCCCTCGCCATTTTCAGGGTGGATCATCTCATGACCTTATTAAACTTGTTATATTTCTACCGTTTACTCCATCGATAATAGGACAATATGAGAATATCTTAACTAATTCATTATAAATCCTGCCCTTCTCCTTCATAACTGCCTCATATTGACCACCCTTCTCTACCTGCCACTCCAATACATCCGCCTTCACTAAAACCCTGCCAGCATCATTATCAATCCCTAATCCCTTCTGCACACTAGTGGCTGCATCGTATTCACTTAATAACGTCCTGACACGACCTACAAGCGTGCTACTGATTTGGCTTAATCGATTAGCACATACTCTCATCTCATTTAACGTATACTCGCTAATCCCAATCTCTAAAGCAAGCAATATTCTCTCAAAATCACCAACAACCCATCCCCCCTCAGCCTCGCTAGGCTCGTCATTAACAGAAATAACATTAATTGTTAATGTATAATCACTGGTACTCTCAATAACCCCAGAATTGTTCGTACTTCCTGTATCAATAATACTGAAGGTAAAACTCGTATACGGAGCTCCATACTCATCCGCCGCCGGAATAAACTTCAAACTCCCAATCGTTTCAATACTAATAACCTGATTAACACTTACATTGGCACTGCCATACTTCAATGCCCCTTTCGTCGGTAAACTCTTGATCCTTACACTCTTTAAAGTGTCTCCATCAATATCCGTAATACTAAAGTCGGACGCACTAAATACATAAGTACTGTCCTCTAAAAAGAAAATACTCTTATTGCCACCAACAGGTGCATCAGATACATTCGTAACACTGATACTTAAAGTCCTACTAAGATTGTCAACACCGTCCGTAACAACAAAACTAATGACAGGAAATACCCCGTTATAATGCGCAACTGGCTGAAAACTATACCCACCATCCCCATTAATCTGAATACTACCCTTCCCACTTACACTATAACTCGCCCCAACTACAAATGGCCCCGCCTCACTACTGATACTGTAACTACTGATCGTATAACTTATATCATCAACTAAACTTCCATTATATACACCGCTATCCTCTAATACCGTTAAAGTCTTATTCGAATTTACAACAGCCATCTCAAGATATAATCTAAAACTATTCTTCCTACACCCCTCTCTCTTTAATTGAAAAATAGTCTTCCCATTGCACTTTTCATGTTACAATAATAATATCCTTATCCTACAATGCCTTACTCCACTCTCCTCTCCCTCTCCCTCCTACTCGCTATTAAATCCTCCTCCCCTATAGCCGTTAATCAAATACTTCAACAAATGTACTCCCTACTCGATTATGACCCATCTAAAAAATTACTCCTCCGCTTATTACCTCTCCTCTCACCTAAAGAACGCGATTTCCTTAAATCCCTCTACTCATGACATCTAACCCCCAATCCCGTCGCCCAGATCCAATCGAAGTCTCATCTGACCCAACCATAACCCCCTGGCTCCTACGCCAAATGGATGATAAAATCCGCCAACATGAACTACGCATCGCTATCTACTCCTCACTCGTTGGCATCCCAACCCTTATCTATATCCTCACCCAAATTAACTACCTTAAATCTCACTTGCCTGTGTGACAATTTGAGAAGTGGATTTTGAGTTTCAGAAATTATGCGCGAAAATCTGGGGGGGTTGCCAGTAATTTGAGACCCCCGAATCGGGGGTAGGGGGTACTTATGAGTACCAGGCGCGCAAATAGTCGGCCATTGAGTGCACTCTGTTCGTCTCTTTACCCTTGGCGATCCAGTAGGATGCGGCGAACCACGCGAGGCGAACGTGCTTCAGATCGGCGAGAAGGCAGACCAGCACATCGTTTTCGAGTTCGGGCAGGTACGGCATGAGGGCGTCGCGTGCGGCGAGGTAGTAGCGGATCATGGGATCTCTCCCTGGGGACTCCTTCATCATAGCAACACCGCCGGCCCGATTGTCGATGTTACTTAATGACTTGAAATATATCACAAATCACCCCCAAAATTCACGCTCGCGTGCTTGAGCTGAAGCTCAAACGCTCGAT